AGGAAGCTTGAAACTATGGATTATGTCACTCTTCTCCTCATTGTCGGGGTGGTCATTCTGACCAATCTCGGCACCCAGTACGGCTGGCCGAAGCTCCTTGTCCTTTTCAAGACGGATCAGGCCAAGGTCGAAGCGAAACTCACTGCCCAGGTTGCGACTGCCCAGGCGGCGGTTGTCTCGGCTCAATTGGCTCTGAAGGCTCATCGAGAGAAATATGGCACTGGTCTGAAGGCGACTGTCGTCTCTCCGGTTTCCATTTCTGTGCCTGCTACTGTCGTTGCGCCAGTTGCCACGCCTGTTGAAACTTCTGTTGCCACTCCGATTGTGCAGGTGACGCCTTGATCACTCCCAGCATCGGACGTGTCGTTTGGTATGTGCCGCCTCATGCTCCGGAAGGTGAGCCGGCCAATGATCCGCAGCCCCATGCGGCTCTGGTTACCTATGTGTGGAGCGATCGCATGGTGAACCTCGCTGCCTTCATGCCGAATGGCGCCAGCTATGGTCTGACGAGTGTGACGCTCGTTCAGGAAGGTGACGCTATCCCTGTCTTGGGTGGTTACGCTGAATGGATGCCCTATCAGGTTGGGCAGGCCAAGAAGCACGCTGATCCAGCTCCGGCTCTGGATACAGTTACACCCACAGTTACACCCACAGTTGCACCTCTTGTGTCTTTGCAGGGCAACGCCTGGGACAAGAATCAGAACCACGTCAACGCCTTCACTCGGAATTGAGCCAATGATCCCGGCAGTCATCTTCGTCAATGGTCCTTCTCGTTGTGGGAAGGATACGTTTGGCAAACACATTGAGGAGATCCTGCCGGGATTCCAATACAAGCAGGCGTCCAAGATCCTCAAGGAGCAGACCAATGCTCTCTATGGACGTTCTGATCTACCTTGGGATTTCTGGGAAGACAACAAAGACGAACCGAGTCCTACCTTTTTGGGACTCAAGCCACGGGAAGCTTGGATCAAGGTCAGTGAGACCTACATGAAGCCGACCCATGGCCAAGAGATTTATGGCAAGCTCCTCCTTAAAGAGATGCAAGCCAGCCCGAAGCGAGCCTATGTCGTGGATTGTGGCTACTCGCTGGAAGCGTCTCCCATCATTCGTGCTTATGGTGCTGACAATTGCAAACTTGTCCGTATCCATGCTGAAGGGCGTGGGTGTTCATTCAAGGGTGATAGCCGCTCTCATATCGTTCTGCCGAGCGTTGAGAGCTTTGACATTCAGAACAATGGGAATAAAGCCCGGTTCATTTGGGCTATCGATCGCCAGTTCGGTCGGATGCTCCAGCAGATGGTGGGAGGAACCTAATGTTTAAGATCGAGAAGTCCACCTGTGGCAAATTCATTCGTATCACCGTAGGAAAAGAATCCATGGTGCTATCCATTGGGGATTTCTCGCGAAAGCTGGCTGGTCCTAGCGAATTTCGACACCTCGTGGAGCTGCCTGCTCCTCTCCAGATTAAGGGTAGCGTCTGACCGATGCTCACGCGAGATCAGATAGAACAGGCCCTTCCCACAAATCTAAAGAGCGCCGCCACCCAGAGCTTCACGGATCAGATCAATAATCTGAGTAGTGATCCTTTGGTGGCCGAGCAGATCAGGGAGAACTTCCTCTCCTACTCTCGCGTGCTCCAAGAGGGCAAATTCAAGACCGAGGACTACCTCCATGCGGTAGCCTATGTCGCTTTCAAGCACATGGGTTATTCGAACCAAGAAGCCTACTGCCGGACCTTCCCTCAAAGACATGCTGTGCTCGTCGCCAAAGGTACGAGTCCAAAAGACATTGCTGCCTATGTGGCTGCTTTTCACCGAGGGAAGCTCGTCAACCTCATCATGGAGCAGAGTCTGGTCCCAATCTGGATCCTGAACCAAGACACATATCAGAGAGCGATCAACACTCAAGTCGAGATCATGGAGGATGATACCCTCCCTGCCGTGGCTCGAACTGCGGCTGCTAATTCGGTTCTCACTCATTTGGCCAAGCCTAAAGAGGCTGCTGCTGCTATCAGTCTGACCATTGCTGACACTTCCGGTATGTCGGAAATGCGTCAGTTGCTTACTGATTTGGCTCGAAATCAGCGGACTGCTATCGCAGGAGGCACTTCTCCTCGAGAGATTGCCAGCCAGAAGCTCATTGACGTGACTCCTGTTGTTGTGAGCATCCCCTGATGGAGTTCGTTAAGCAAGAGCTCGATCAGTGGCTGGATAATGTTAGCTATGCTTTTCTCAATTCCTCGGAATATATGCCGAGTGAGTTTGCTTTAACATTTATGAACTTCATCAAGCTTGTGAATGGCACAGAAGGTGAGAGCCATAAGACTCCACCTGTGCATCTGAAGATGCTGGACAAGATCTCTGAAGCTAGTGACTACGTGGCTAACCTCTGCTTTCGTGGCGCTGCTAAGACGACTCTGTTCATGGAGTATATGGTTCTCTTCCTGGCTTTTTATGGCTACCTACCTGGGTTTGGTAAGGTCGAAGGGATGATCTATGTCTCAGATTCCATGGAGAACGGCGTCAAAAGCGCCCGAAAGAACATTGAGTTCCGTTACAACAACAGCGAATTCCTCCAGCATTGGGTTCCAAACGCTAGCTTCACCGATAATTACCTCGAATTCCGCAGCCGAGAGGGTAGTCGTCTCGGTGTCAAGATGTTTGGCGCTAAGACTGGCCTACGTGGAACCAAGATATTTGGTAAACGTCCTGTCTTAGCTGTGCTTGATGACCTTGTGAGTGACGATGATTCGAAGTCCAAGGTCGCTATGGATGCCATAAAGGATACTGTTTACAAGGGTGTGAATCATGCCCTCGATCCTACTCGACGAAAGGTGATGCTGAATGGCACACCATTTATGAAAGATGACATTCTCATCGAGGCCGTCGAGTCTGGGGCATGGGATGTCAACGTTTGGCCCGTCTGTGAACGTTTTCCATGCACTCGGGAAGAGTTTGTAGGTGCTTGGGAGGACCGATTCACCTTCGAATATGTGAAGCAGCAGTATGATATGGCCTCAAAGACCGGCAAACTGTCGGGATTCTTCCAGGAGCTGATGCTCAGGATCACCTCAGACGAAGAGAGACTCGTCCAAGATGAGGAAATCCGCTGGTACAAGCGAGGGCAACTGCTTGAGAACCGCGGAAACTTCAACTTCTACATCACTACGGACTTCGCTACCTCCAAGAAGCAGACTGCTGACTTCAGTGTGATCAGTGTGTGGGCCTATAATACCCTTGGTCAGTGGTTTTGGGTCGATGGTATCTGCAAACGGCAGACCATTGATATCACCTTCAATGATCTCTTCCGTTTGGTGTCTATCTACAAGCCTCAGAGCGTCGGCATTGAGGTGACAGGCCAGCAGCAAGCCTACATCAAGCTCCTACAGAGTGAGATGATGAACCGGAACATCTGGTTTAGCTTTGCTTCCTCCGAGAAAAGTGGAGAACCTGGCATTCGACCGGCCACGGACAAGCTTTCGAGGTTTAATTTAGTCGTTCCTTGGTTCAAATCATCTCGGATGAACTTTCCGGAGGAAATGAAGCAGTCTATAATTATGGGGAACTTCTTGCAGCAGATCCGACTGGCCACCAAAAACGGATTGAAGGGCAAGGATGACTGCCTCGATACAATTTCCATGCTTGGGTATCTGACTCCCTGGAAACCATCCGAAGGCGTCGCTTCTGCCGGCTCATCTGGTGACATTTTCGAGGATGAGGACTCCGAAACCGAGGTGAGTCGCCTCTCCTCCTACATAGTTTGAGGATCCAATGGACCTTCGTGAACTCTTTGAAAAGCTCTCCTACGGTGAGCTCTCCAACTTATCTATTGGCGAGAATGGCAAGGGTACAATTGCGCCGGCTCAGCGGCCGAAGATCGTTCACTACGCGAATGATGCGCTTTTGAAGCTCTACTCGAGGTTTATTCTCAAAGAAACCGACCTGTTGCTCGAGCTTTACCCACATATTACGTTCTATCATTTCCTGCCAAAATACTCGCAGAACTATGTTCCCAAAGGACTATCTGACACGGAACCTTGCCTTTACATCATAGATTCGCCGGGTAAGCCCTTCAAGGATGACGTGATTAAAGTTCTCGGGGCTTTCAATCAGTTTGGACATCCTCTGTTTCTGAATGACGCTGAGCAACGAACATCTGTCTTCACTCCCCAGGTAAAGACCCTGCAAGTGCCTAATCCGGTACGTGGAGAGTACCTCTCGGTTCAGTATCAACAGAGGCATCCAATTCTTATTGGCGAATTGAGTGAAACAATTGACTGTCCTGCGGTATTAGAGAGTGCGCTCACTTCGTACATTGCAGGAAAAGTCTACAGTCACATGAACTCAGCAGAGAGTTCCGCTAAGGCTCAGGAGTTCATGGCGGCTTATGAAGCAACCTGTGCAGGGGTCGTGGATATGGATTTGGTGAACTCGAGTGTTTCCCAATCCAATGAACGCTTCGGTAATGGAGGGTGGATCTGATGGGATTCCGCGGAACAGGTGACGTTTACAATAGTAGCCTCACCTCTTTGGTGGATCGGCTAATCGGGGATGCTTATCCTCTTGTTCGGCGTGTTGCCCACAACATTCAGGCCGTCAAGTACGTCGCTTACAACATGCAAGCGATTGTCACCCTAGCTCTTCAAGCTGGTTCTAGTGGCACCTTGAATGGGACTCAGCTTCTGACGCTGATCCAGGCTTCTCTTCCCACGGCTGATCCTCATGTGGTCGGGGCCTGGTGGAAGAACGGAACTTCCATAACCATTTCAGCGGGGTAACCTCATGACAATCGCTCCTTTCGTGGCGTTCGACGACTACATCTCAGACTTTCCGGACTGTACTCAGTCCAGTGAGGATTCGACTCCTCCGGTTATCGTTTCAGGTGTTAGCTCCTTCATGGGTCTGACCGGCATTATCACTACCGTTCAGGTGGTGGCTGCGCTCATTTCAGGGCTTCCAACCACGAATCCTCATGTGTTGGGTCAGATGTGGCTTAACTCTGGGGCTTTGATGATTTCACAAGGTTAATAACCTGTAATAGGCCCTAATCACTTGTGATCGGATGCACGTATGTTCATGCAGACTCTTCCTCTTGTTGGTTCGCTTAATCAACGTGCCCAGATCACTTTTGATGTTCAAAGTTTTGCTGCGATCTATGCTGGTCTTAGTTTAGCCACTTGGCATATGCAGCTCCGCACCACTTCGGATGCGACAACGATCGCTTTGGACTCTTCCAATGGTACAGTGGTCTATACCCCAAGTGTTGGGGGTGTGGATGCTACCGTGACGTTCCAGTGGCCTACATCTGCCATGGCGGCTCTTACTGAACGTAGTTACGTCTTCGATTTTGGCTTCATTCAGCTCGGCAAAGATTTTGAAATTGTTGGTTCTGGTAAAATAGAGCTCAAAAATGGTGTGACTCAGGCGGGAGTATTTGGAACCCCAAGTGCTCCTACTGGTTCGCTGGACACTTGGATGGTGCTTGGAACGCCAACTCCGGTCTTGTCTCCGAGTCTTACGAGTGTGCTTGCTGCTTCAAACGCTAATGCTCTTATAGCCGTGACAGAAGCTGGGATTGCCACAACGGCAGCAGCGTCCGCCGTGACTTCTGCAAACACAGCTTCAACAGCGGCCACTACGGCTTCAGGCGTTGGTGTGTCTGTGACGGCTGCTCTCTTGGCCTT